GACCAGGCGCCAGCGCTCGTTGAGCGAGATCTCGCCGCCCGCGCCGAGGTTCGCCTCGTGCTGACCGCGGCGCTCGATGTGGTAGGAGCGCACCTGTGCCACGAGCCAGGTGTCGGCGCGCGACTCGGCGATGTAGAGCACGCAGCCCGCGGGCAGGAGCAGGATCGCGGCGAGCGTGGCGAGGCTTCGCATCAGTAGTCGAAGGTCGTCTGCGGAAGCCCGAGCCACTTCCGCATGTCGGCGTGCAGGAACGAGCGCTTGGCGTTCCAGCCGATCGAGAAGCCGTGCTTCCACAGGAGCGCGAAGAGCGCGCCACGGTAGGCGCCGTCGACGGCGGCGATGTCGCACGCGAGCGTGCCTTGCTGGCCGGGGTGCATCGGCGCGTCGCAGACGTGGAGCGACTTCGGGTGCCCGCCGGCGCCGCCGAGCGCCGCTGGCTTGTCGTTGTGCACCTTGCAGCGGCAGCCGGAGAGAACGTGCGTCGCGCGGCCGAACTCGTTCCGCACGAGCTGCAGGGCGCCGAGGAACCCCGGGTGCAAGATGATCAGCCCGTTGCAGCAGCCGACGCCGCGGCAGCGGAACTCTGCCGGCGTGAAGTTGAAGCGCGTCCAGTCGATCTCGGAGGGGCGGGACATCGGCGCCGAGACTAGGCCGCGCGCGCCGTCAAGTCCGCAAACGCGGGTGCTGGAAGATGCGCTGGGCTACTGGCCGCTCGAGCGCTCGCGGTGTGCGGCGAGAATGCGCTTCAGGTGGGATAGCGAGATGCCGTGCTCGCGGCAAAGCTCGAGGGCGTTTGTGCCGCAGTATTTCGCCACGATGGCCTTGTTCCGCTCGGCGAGCTCGGACTGGCTCATCATCGGCACGTAGACGTTCTGGCCGCCCCAGTCGAGCCGCACCTGCATGACGCAGGCGTCGGCGAGCTCGGCCGCCAGGCGCGGCTCGATCCGGCGCTCGAGGAGCTGCGTCTCGACGATGCTGCGCAGCGACTCGAGCAGCTCCGGGTATCTGGGGCGCGGCGGCGTGGCGTTCACTTGCTCTTTCTCCCTGGCCGCGGCTTCGCGGTGTTGCTGGCGATGCGCCGCAGGTAGCGCGGGATGCGCAGCGTCTCGATGCAGCCGAGGCGCGCATTGAGCGCCTGCAGCTCGTCGCGGATATCCATCAGCACCGCGATCGACACGCGCTCCCAGCTCGGTATCGAGCCGTCCTCTTCGGCGACCTTCCAGTTCACGTTCTTTCTGCGCCTATCAGCCACGCTCCCCCCTCACGCTGCCATCCACGTCTTTGCCCCCAGCAGCAGGAACATCGTGCCGATCGAGCCGGTGAGAGCGCCGACCTCGGGCTCCTCGAGCTCGAAGGCGCGCCACGCGCCCGCCAGGAGGACCAGGCCGAGCAGGATCGACACCACGGCGATCCCGATCACGCCGCCCTGCGCGCGCGGCGCCGGCGATCTCGCTCGAGCGCCGCCACCAGGCCCCGGAGGTGCTCGGCGGTCGCCCACTCGAGCTGATCGATCTTGAACATGCGCTTCGCCATCGAGCCTGCGTAGTTCCACGGCCGCCCGGCGTCGGCGAGCAGCGCCTCGAGCTTGTTGACGAGCGGCTGGCGGTCAGGCGTGACGATGGGCTTGCGGCCGTGGTCGCGCGGCGCCTCGCTGGCCTTTAGAGCCTTCTTAAAGCCCCGTTTACGCAGGTGCTCGATGACCGCCCGGCGCCCTGCATGGTCGAGATCCGCGGCCGAGCGCACGCGCCCGACGGTCCAGAGCATGTCGCGGTAGGTGCCGTCGTCCAGGCCGAGCTGCGCCTTGGCGATGTGGATCGCGGCGAGCTCGCGCTTGCGGCTGTCGGGCGGCATCATTTGCTTCCGCTCTGCGCCTTGCCCTGGATGAGCCGCGGTGTGCCGGGCGCCGCTATCTCCTTCTCCTCGGGAATGAAGCCGGTGCCCTTCCCGCTCTCGCCGCGCATGCGCATGAAGTCCACCTCGACCTTCGCGCTGTTGATGATTGTCTGCGCCACGTCGGAGATGGTCTTGGCGCGGTCGATGTCCATCGGGTTGGCCTGATCCTTCAGCGCCTCGATGGTTTCGAAGAGGTGCTGGCGGAGGTCCGCGATCGTCTTGCTCATGCTTGCCGTTCCTTTCTGTTGATCTGCCGGTTCAAAGCTCCCCGCAACTGGATCGCGAGCGCGATCTCCTTCGGGTAGCGGTGATAGGTGTTCTCGCGCATCAGCTCCACGCGGCTGCCCAGCCGCAGGTTCTCGATGCGCGTGTCGTGCGGGTCGCCGTTGGCAGTCCTGACGACGCCCCCTTCGGGGATCGGGCCGCGTTCGGTACGCCACACGTAGCGCGCCATCGGCTCCCACGCCCGCAGCCCTTCCTTGATCTTGATGTCGAGACCGCCGTCGGAGTTGATGCGCAGCGCGCCGACGCAGTAAGCCTCGCGGTCCCATCGCTTCGAGTAGTTGCCCTTCTTGAAGCGGGTCTCGGCCGAGCGCCCGCCCGCGGTCCAGTGCGTGCCCTTGTTCCACGGCGTCATGCCCTTTTGAAAGCGGTACGCCAAGCCCAACGTTGTCAACGCGGCGCTGCGGGCGCGCGCGGCCGGCGAGGCGAGATACGCGGCGCTCTTGCGGATGCCGAGCTTCTGCGCGTGCTGGTAGATCGTCGTGAGCGAGCGGCCGGGAAACATGGGCAGCAGCTTCGCCGTCTGCACGTGCGGGTACCTGGCGCGCAGCCAGCGCTCCTCGGCCTTTGTCCATTGGCGACGCTGGCTATTCATGCTGCTCATGTGTCGCCACCTCGTGCGGGTTGCTCGATCGCGCGAGGCGCAGGCACTTGCGGATCTTGTCGAGAGCCTTAGCCTTGTCCATCAGTGCCTTCATCCCCCCCCCCGATTCAAGGAGCCCGCCGCCGGTGGGCGTGACGCGCTCCTCCTTCACGTAGCGCACGGCGAGCGTGCCCGAAGCGAGGCGAATCCAGATCCGCACGCGCTTCGCCGTGCGGCCGAGGATCTCGCAGCGCATCGGCTCGCTCGCGCCGCGCTGCAGGTACGTGCCCAGGTCGCCGGCAGCCGGCTTCTTCGTCGCGCTCATTGCCTGGACTCGCTGCTCGCGGCGTTGAAGAGCTGCAGCTCCTTGATGCGCTCGAGGGCGAGGTAGCAAATCGACGCGAAGGTTTCGGTGTCGATCGTCGCGTGGTACTCCCCCGCCTTCTCGATGAGGCCGGTGTGCTGCTCAAGCAGCTTGCGCAGGTGCTCGAGCGTGGCCGGGTTGAGGCGGAGCTCGGACGCGGTGGGCACCTGGACGCCGGCGGCGGTTCTCAATTCAGGTCTCCCAGGGGATGGCTCTGGCAGGCCAGGCGGAGATCTCGTCCGCGCGGGGTCTTGGGATCGAAAGGCCAGGAATCGAAGTACTCGTGGCTACGGTCGCGCGTGACGTACACCCACGTCGCGCCCTCGCGGTCGTTCCAGCTCGCTGCCTGTCCAACGTTCGGATTCGGCCCCGCGCCGACGCGCCACGTGATCGGCGTGATGAATCCCCAATGCTTGACGTACGGGCCGTGCACGAAGAGCGTCCAGCACTCGCGCTCGCCGACCGGCAGGTGCACGCGGTGGAACGTGTCGCCGGTCATGCCGTAGGTCCGCCCGGCCTTGCGCACGCGCGTGCGGTCGCGGCGCTCCTCGATGTACCAGCCGGCGAGGATGAACGAGCGCGACCAACCCCAGGGGTGATCGTGCAGGCCGTCCGGATCGCTGCGGAGGAAGCGGTGGATCTGCACCCGCACGCCGCCGAAGATCGGCAGCGTGGCGACGTAGTACCACTCGACGTAAGGCTCGTAGCGGCCGATCACTTTCACCGGCAGCCTGGCGGTGAGCCAGCGGAGAAAGCTGCGGATCATTGCAGCTCCTCACTGTCGATCGACCCGACGACCAGGTTGACGAGGCCGGCGAGCGCGCACCCGGCCAGCACGCAGAGCGCGGCGACGACGATGGCGGCGATCACGACTTCCGCCCTTCCAGTTGGCGGAGCCGTCCCTGGAGCGCGCGCCGCACGACCTTCTGCAACCCGCGAACCTTGAGCGCGCGCCGGCACTGATCGGCGCTGAAATGACGCACGCGCATCAGGCGGCTGGCGCTGTCGACGGCGAACGTATCGTGGCCGTTGTAACGGCCCGCGAAGAACGGGTTGGCGTGGCTCATGCCTCGCCCTCCTCGTCTTCCTTGAGCAGCGCCGCGACGAGCTTGTCCACGTCGCCGGTCGCGTCCTTGATCAGCACCACGTCGCCGGTCCCGCTGACCGCGCAGCCGATGCGCTTCACGTCGGCCGCCGGCAGCTGGCCGATTCCCTCCTTGTTCGGCTTCTCCTCCGTGATGACGAGGAGGTCGACCTGGTCGGGGAGGTGCTTCTTGATGAGCTCGACGACCTTGTCGGGGTTCTCGAAGGTGACCTTGCCTTTGCCCTTCTGGAAGCCCACCTTCACGCCGTGCACGGTGACCGTGCGCGGCTTGACGAAGAGCTCCGGCGTGCCCTCGATCGCGGCGTGGAGATTCGCCTGCGCGTCCTTCGCCGCGCCCACCTGCTGGCGGATGCGCGCGAGGTATTTCCTCTTCACCTGCTCGAGCTCGTCGTTCAGCCCGCTCACCGTGCCGGCGAGCGCGCCGCGGCGGTCGGCGTAGGCTTTGGTGAGTGCTTCGATTTCTTTCATGGTTGCCACGGTTGGTTGCTCCTCGCTAGTTCACGTCATCGCGGGCGGCCGGACTGCTGACTTCCGGCCGGGACGAACCCGAATAGGTGGTTTTCTTCGTGATGTGCCAGCCGCGGCAGCAGGGGCAGCGGTAGGCGCGCATCGGCTGCGGACCCTTCGCATGCTTGGCGGCCTCGATCAGCGCCTCGATGCGCGCGGCGTAGCGGTGCTTGCGATGGCACATCAGGTGCTGCGCGGCGATCGAGAGGACGGCGCTCACGAGCGCACCTCGCGCAACCCCAGCTCGTGTGGCGTGGCGACCCGTACGTCGACGCTGAAGCGCTCCCCGCGGCAGAACAGACGCAGCCAATAGCGACCGCAACGGGCAGCGCCCTCCCTGGTCCCGCGCGGAGACGTAGACCGTATGGAGCACGTTCCAGCGCCCGCGCCGGGTATCGGTCGCGTCGACCGCGAAGATCGCCTTGTCGCCGCGCATGATCACGTCGGCAGCCTCAGCTGGCCGACCAGGTCGGCGAGCGGCATCTGGCGCAGCTTCGCCTCGAGCACCAGGCTGTGCATCGCGCGCGAGCGCAGGAACGCGCAGGTGTCCTCGAGCTCCTCTTTCGTCTCGGCGATGAAGTAGCCGGTCGCGGGATGCCCGCACACGGCGATGCCGTCAGAGCGCAGCTCGGTCACCAGGTCGCGCACGATGCGCTCGGCGCAGTCGAGGGCGCCGCTGAGGTAAGCAGCGCTCACGCCGCTCTTGCGTCCGATGTGGCGCTGCAGGATGACGAGCAGCTGGTCTTTGCCTGGACGTGCACGCGTCATGGCGTGGTGGCCCTCCCGAAGGCGAGGTCGAGGAACCAGTAGCGCTCGACCTTGCGCAGGTCGACGAGCTGCGGGTGCGCGGCGATCCAGCGGCGCAGCTGCGCGCGCTCGATGATCCAGGCGTCGTTGGGGCTGTCGGTGCCCTTGCGCTTCGCCGGCAGGCCCTCGCCCTTGATCCAGCGGCAGATCGACTGGCTCGAGACGCCGAGGAGCTTCGCGAGCTGGGTGCCGGTCCATTCATCGGGGTTGCTGCGATCGAAGCCGGCCCGATGAACCTTCACGGCGATAGCCGCCTCGGTGCGCCTGAAGCCGGCGCGCTCGAGGAGGCGCTGCATCTGGCGTGCGCTTTTGTGGGCGTTCGCCTCGAGAACCTCGAGCTCGAGCGGCGACCAAGGCGCCTGTTTGAGCACCGGCGTCGCAAGGCCGAGCTTGCTCGCGCGACGGTGAATCCACTGCCGAGGGCGCATCAGGGCACGCGCGAGCGCCTTCACCTGGCCCGCGCTCGGCGAGATCTCGTACACGCGCCGGATCTCGGCGTCGATGTGGGGGCTCGACTCGTACACCTGGCCGGCGACGATGCCGCTTCGCGTGCGCGGTGCGCGCAAGCCGAGGCGCGCGGCCTTCTGGAAGATCGCCTGGCGCTCGCGGCCGGGCAGCGCTTCCAGGGACGCGTTGATGCCGCCGGTCGGAAACACCAGGCGCAGCGTCTCGACCTCGTCGGGACGCCAGCGCGTGGCCTTGACGCCTTCCGGCGCCGAGGCGAAGTGCCGCGGGTCGACGCGGTCCATCACGCCGCGACCTCGCCAGCGTCCAGGAGCTCGAGGAAGGTCACCACCGAGGCGAGCTCCTTGGGCGTGAGCTTGCGCGCCACGTCGAGCAGCACGCGCGTCTGCGCTTTGTCGAGCTCCAGCTCGCCGTACTCGGCGCCGATGCACAGGATCGCTCCGTCGGACGCGAGCGCCGGCCGGAACGCCTTTGAGGGGCTCTTAAAGGGGCCTTTACGCCGCATTGCAGCGGACCCCCCTGCGTGTTTGCGGACGATCGCGCGCTTCGGCCTTCGGCGCCTTCTTGCGGCCGAGCTCGGCGCCGCGCTCGAGCGCGTCGCCTTTCGGGGCGCTCTGGCCGGGCAGGCCGTAGATGGACTCGCGCGCCCCGCCGCCCAGCTTGACGATGGCGCCGCGCTGTCTTGCGACGCTCACCTTGGTGGAGAGGCCGTCGAGCTTCACGAGCTTGCGCAGTTGCGGCACCGTCATCGGACGGCCGTGCTTCCTGAGCGCGGCCACGATCATCTCTGTTGCGGTCATGGTTCCTCCCTGTGGGTGTTGGAGCGGGGGACGCGGCCTGGGCGGCGCCTGGTCGGCGCGCCCGGTGCTGCTGGCGGCGTCCCCCGCGTTGACTGGCGCAGCTGCGGCGAGGACTGCTGCGATGGCTGAGGTCGGTTCGATGCGTTCCGCTGGCCGCGCCTTCAGCGCTCCGGTGGCCGTCAGCGGGTCGTATTTGCCACCCGACGCGGAGAGCCTGTACTCGATCGAGCGCCGCTCACCGGCTTGCACGGCGCACGTGGTGAGGCGCCCGTCGGCGCGGGCGGCCTCGAGCATCGCGTCGACCGCGCCCTCGCCGATCCCGAGCTCGCCGGCGAGCTCGGGCGTGCGCATGGTGCCGCGCTTGCGGATGAGCTCGAGGGCGGTGTCGATCGCCTGCACGTCAGCTTTCGGCCTTGAACGCCGCGCGGCTGTGCGGGTGGCGGTGATGGCGCATCTTCTCGACGAAGCGGCCGTTCTCGCAGCGCGCGCCGCTGCGCTCGAGCGCGACGGTCGCCGCCTCGACGAGCTCCCGCATCGCCCCCACCATTGCCCTGGAAGCGAGGGCGAGCTCGCCGCGACACTCGATGATGACGACCGGCAGCGAGCAGGCGCGCAGGATCTCGTGCGGGTAGGCGAGGAACGTCTCGAAGAGCACGCCCCGCGCGCGGATCGCGGGGTTGGCGTGGTACACGCCCGCCCAGAACTCGATCCACTCGTCGGCGTAGGACGGCGCCTCGACCGGGCGCTCGGCGACGCTATGCGAATATGCAGATGGCTTTTGCATAATGTGCACTCCCTCCCTCAGCACTCGACCGTCCACGTCTGGTTGTCGTGGTACAGGGTCGCGAAGCAAGACGACTCGCCGGCCAGGTGCTCGAACCTGAAGCGCCAGACCGTCAGCGTTTCGCTGCGATAGCGCGCCGGCTCGAGCAGGCGGATCTCCGGGTCGAAGGCGCGCTCGACGTAGAGCGCTCCAGCAACGATCGCGACGATCGCGCCGGTGAGCACCCAGAGCGCGGCGCGCTGCAGGCGCCGGCGCAGGGTCAGGGCCTCGCAACGGTTGAGGTCCAGGGCGCGCGCGAGCCTCACGTGGCCGCTCCTCGCTTCGGCGCATCGGCGCCGACATGCGGCGGAATCTCCGCGCGCTTCGCGTCGTCGCCGATCGCCGCGAGCAGCTCCTCTTCAGGCATCCACCAGAACGTGGGCTCCTTGACGCCCTCCGAGGTTTCTTCGTTCCACCAGCGCTGCTCGCGCTCGGTGAACGTGTAGATGCCCCACAGCAGGTAGCGCTCGCCGGTATCGGGGTCGAGCACGGCGATGATCGCCGTCACCGGGAGCTGCTCCGGCCGTTGGGTGTGCTGGCGCCACTTCATAAGAACCTCCCGGACAGGCGTTCGGCCGGCTTCAGGAAGGCGCCCGCGTGCAGGCCGTCGAGCCAGGGCGCGCGCTCCGGGCGGTGTCGCGTCCACACAGCGTAATGCGTGGACCGGATGCCGCCGAGGTCCAGGCGCTCGAGGGCGTAGCGGCAGGTCGGCGCGAGCGCGGCGACGAGTTGATAGCCGCCACGCTCGCGCGAGCTGCGCTGCGCGGTGAGCGCGGCCTGCACCATGTGCAGCGGGATGCGCGCGGGCGTCATGGCCGGAACCCCGCAGCGGCGCGCGGCCGGCCCGCTTCCACGCGGCCTCTTATCGGCTTCATGCGCTCCTCCGCTGCATGGCGAGCGCGCGGATGCCGGCGCGGCGCTGCTCGTCCTTCATCTCCTGCTCGCGGTGTGCGAACGCCGCCGCCTCGTAGGCGTTCAGACGCTGGATGAACTCGGCATAGGTGTATGTGCCGTTTTCGCGGATGTATTTCAGCATCTCGATCGCGCCCTCGAGCGCCTCGATGGTGGTCGGCGTTCTCATCGCACGCCCTCCGGCGGCAGGGCGACCGGGATCGCGTTCCACTGCGCTTCGGTGAACCACGTCCGGCACTTGCACAGCGAGCACATGACGTGCATCAGCGGCTCGCGGCTCATCTGCCTGTTCAGCCGGAACTCGGGCTCGCCGCCCTGGCCGCTGTTCGGAATCCAGTAGTGGTTGCACGTTTCGTTCACGATCCCTCCTTGCCTCGGTAGTTGGGGCACCCGGCGCGGCACGCCTTGTAGAGCTTCACGCGCCGCGGGTTGGTGTTGGCGTAGGGCTTCACCTGCTCTTCCAGGCATTCGCGCAGCGAGATCTCGCCCAGCACCGGGCAAGTGACGACGGCGCCCATGAGCGTTCCCTTCACGCGCGCCTCGATGTCGTCGTAGCGGCCGGTGTAGATGTGGCGCAGCACCTGGTTGATGAGCGTTCCGGAGCGGCCGAGGCGAGCAGCGGCCTTCTGCTGCGAGCTGCGGTCGCACTCCTCGGCGAGCGCGCGCACCCACTGCGGCGCAGCCGCGCCCCAGTGCGCGCGGACGGTGTCCATGTTCGGCGTCGGCTGCTTCAGGGCTGCCACACGACCCTCCCGAGGTTGACGTCGAAGACGGCGCCTGAGCCCTGCACGACCGGCGGGCGCGGGCCGGTGCTGCGCGTTGGCAGGAGGCGGTAGCGCTCCTTGCCGCGCTTGCCGCTGCGCACGAGATAGCCGGCGAGGAGGAGCGTTCTCGCGTAGTTGAGCGCGGTGCCGCGCGCCACCTTCGCCTGCGCGGTGCTCGCCTGGGCGGCGAGCTCGTCGACCGTCCAGTCGCGCAGCATCCGCATGGAGCGCCAGAGCTGCTCCTGGCCGAGCCCGGCCTTGAGCGGCTCGCCGGCGTTGTTGATGCGCGGCGCCTCGACGCCGACGTCGCGCACGAGGCGCAGGCGCACGCTGCAGAGCTGCCCGTAGCAGTTCTTCGCGCGCCGCGCGCCTTCGGCCGGGGCGACGTATCCGGCGGTGATGAGGCCGCCCAGCACCTTCTTCACCGACTCGGAGTTGAGCTTGGTGATGAACTCGATGTCCGAGCTCACGAAGACGCCCTGATCCTCGGCGCGCGCGCGCGGCTGCGCGGCGAGCGTGCGGATCGCCGCCCACACGCGGTCGCGCGCGTTCTGGAAGCCGGCCGAGGAGACGAGGTGCAGTTGCGGTCGCGCCATGCTCAGACGCTCCGCTGCAGCACTTCGCCGGTGATGAGCGGCCGGTCGCCCCACCAGTCGCGGTCGATCTTGCGCTTGCCTTCCTTGAGCCCGACCTCCTCGACGTAGGTGAGGTTGGTGCTGATGCGCCGCACGTTGCCCGCGAGGCGCTCGACCAGGTACTCGAGCATGTCGTCCTCGACCTGCGCCTTCTTCACATAGAACTCGCGCAGGTGCTCGGCGTCCTCGAGGTTCGCCGGCTGCGCCGGGACGAACTGCAGTACGCGGCCGTGGAAGCGCTCCCACTGCTTCAACTTGTGGCCGAGCATCTCCTCGCCGATGATGAGGATCGGCGCCTCCGACCCTTCGTAGATATCGCGCACCATCTCGACCGACCTTTGCGTCACCAGGTGGTCGAACTCGTCGATGATGAGCGCCCGGCCGGAGAGCGAGAGCTGCTCGGAGATCTGGTTGACCATCTCGTAGCAGGTGTCGGCCGGCGCGACGCCCATCTCCTTCAGGAGCGCGAGGAGAAACGCCTTCCTCGTCCACATCGACTTCACCTGCACGTGGTAGGCGCGGTGCACGTTCGCCGCGTAGGTCGCGGCGTTGCTCTTGCCCCAGCCCGAAGGGCCGTAGAAGGCGACGAGCCCGGGCAGGTGCTGCGCGCGGCCGATCGCCGTCTCGAGGGCGGTGAGGCACAGCGCCACGTTGGTGAGCGGCGCGAAGCCGTTGACGACTGGTTTTTTGTCTTTCATGCGAAACGCTCCTGGAGGGTGTTGCCGTCGCCTGCGCTCAGCTCGCGCGAGAGCGACTTGAATTCACCGGACAGCGGGTAGAGCTCGTGAAAGTCCTTCTCCTCGGCCGAGAGGAGCGCGCCCAGGCGCACCTGAGCGTCGAGGCTCGCCCAGCGCTGCATGCGCTGGCGAGGCGTCTCGGAGAGCTGCGTCACCTTGGCGCCGCCGCCTGACTGCTGCTCGGCAAGGCGTGCGCGCGCAGCGGCGAGCGTCGCCTCGTCGACCGTGCGCTGCGGCCCGCGGCGCGCGCGCACCGCGGCGGCGGCCTGCGAAAGTGCAGCCGTGGAGTGCAGTTTCGCCGCGCCCGGCAGCCGGGCGAGCTTGCCGGCGGCCTCGGCCTTGTCGGCGAGGATCTCGTTGACGATGTGCTTCGTGTTGAGCCGGCGCGCCGACGCCTTCACCGCGCGTTTGGCTTCCTGCACGGCCGCGCGCTGCAGCGCCTGCCCCTTGATCGCCACCTCGCGCCGATCGATGCCGGTGCGCTCCGGCGCCTCGGCCCAGCAGATGAACTCGCCGTCGACGTTCGAGACGTGCAGCCGGCCGAGGTCGACCGGGTCGTTCTTGATGCGCACCTGCGTGCCGACGAGAACGCCGAGCGCGGGGTGGATGAACCAGGTGTTGTCGTACTCGAGGCCCTTTTTCTGCACGGTGCGCAGACCGCTGCCGGCGGGCGCGGCGAGCAGCACGTCGAGGGCGTGCTCGTCGGCGATCCGGCGCACCTCGCCCGTCCAGGCGGCGACGCGCTCGAATGGCGTCTGGCCATCAAGTCCATCGTGTTTCTGGTGCTGGTAGACGTTTTCGCACCATTCGTCGCAGATGCGCTGGAAGTCGGCGCTCGAGAGCGACACCTCGAGCACGCCGTCCTTCTGGAAGAGCCGCTCGGAGAACGCCGCGCGCTCCTCGATCGCCTTGCGCTCGGCGACGTTGTGCCCGATGTAGCCGGGCAGCAGCTCCACCAGGTCGTGCGCGAAGGTGCGGAAGAAGCGCTCGATGTGCGGCTTGCGCCACGGCTGGAACGGCGGGCACAGGACATGCGCGACCTCGAGGCCCTCGAGCACCATCGACACGTGGCGGCTGGTGTAGTCCTGGCCCTGGTCGGTCTTTGCTTCCTCGGGCACGCCCCACTCGATTAGCGCGCGGCGTACGAGCGTGGCGATCGCGGTCGCCTTGGAGGTCTTCACCACGAGCAGCCGCGCGCGGCGCGGGTACACGTCGACCACGCCGACCAGCGCGTGCCGCCCGTCGGTAAGCATGAGATCGCCTGGTGTGGAGTCGAGCTCCCAGCGCTGGTTGAGGCGCACGACCTCCTCCGAGGCCGAGCCCATCGCGCTCATGTAGCGCCCCTTCCAGGCGTCGGGGTTGCGCACCGCCTCGAAGAGCTGCGCGTTGCTGCGCTTCCACGTCTTGAGCCAGCGCTGCAGCGAGCGCGCGGCCGGCAGGCGGATGTCGTCGCGCCCCTTGAAACGGGCCTTTAAGCCCTTCAGGAAGTGCTTCGCGACGGCGTGCGGAAAGTCGGCGAGCATCGCGATGACGAACTCGCGCAGCTCCGCCTGGCTGTCGATCACGCCCGAACCCTTGCGGTTGCCGTAGTGGCCCGCGAGCGCAGCGACGCCGCCTGCCTTCAGGCCGCGATGCCAGTTGTAGAGCGTGGCCGGCGCGACGCGCGGAAGCCTGGCCTTCACTTCTTCGGGGACGCCGATGCGCCCGGCGTCGTACTCGGCGGCAAAGGCGTGCGCCGCTCTTGTGAGCGGAAGGTGCGAGGCGCGCTGGAACTGGTCGAAGGCGGTGA